CCGTCAGCACCTGCATTCCAAGATGTTTGAGTTGCTGGAGTAGCGTTTATTTGCGAAGCACTTAATTGAGCTGCTACTTCCTTTGGGGCTTCTGCACCAGTTAATTTATCAATCCATTTTCCTGCATTGTTATATATATAGTTAGTTGCAATAGCTCCAGCTATAGCGCCTCCAGCCTGAGCAAGTCCTGCTTGTTGTTTTTGTTTAGCTGCTTCTTCGTCTATTTCTGCTTGTGTTTTAGGCGGACCAAAAATGCCTATAGTTTGGTCATAAGCAACACGATGAGGATACCCGTTGCTAGTTAGCCAAGCATAATACGCTTTAGGAGAACTTCTAGCAAAAGGAGGTGCTTCCGGATTGAATGCTTGTTCGTTGATTGCCATTATATCCACGTCCCAAATGCTGCTATTCCACTTCTTGCAAACTGAGTAGGCCTACTAAACCCACCCGCATAAACTACCTTTCCACCTTTAGTTCTACCAAATTCATCATGCAGTTGAGCTTCAAACTGAGGTCGAACCCCCTCTAGCCCATGTATTTGAGCAAACCGCTCTAGGATACCCTGCTCAAGCAATTTCTCTTGGAAAATACTTGTGTCTGTATCGGCTCTAAATTGGTCGTAAATGCCATTGTAATAAGTCCATGTCACACCACCATCCGACACGCTTCCGCTTGTATGCGTTGGTGCTGTAGCCCCTGTAGTGCCACCAGCGGTAGTTACATAATAGTTGCCGTTGTAAATGCAGTAGGAGTTGGCTGCAAATGCAGTTGAAGCTACCCACGTTTTAGGGACTACTGAGCGGTCGGCGATATACTCAAAAATAAGAATATCACCAGAACTGCCAGGAGTAGGACTAATGAATACTTCATTATTACTTAACCCCCTAATTTGAAATCGTTGATAGATTGTTGGCATAAGTCCATAGCCTTGAATCTGAGCATAATCCTGCTCTGATATAGGGCCAAGAACGCGCCACCTAGTGCTTTGATTCCAAAAGGTTTCGTATTGATAATTAGAAAAGGCCGCTGGTAAGGCGTAACTTGATTGCCCACTTACCAGCGTTATTGAGCCAGCGGCGTAGCACTTGGGCCAGGGATACGCCTCAAAAATATCACGATTAATACGTTGAGCTATCGCTAAAAGCTGCTTAGTCGTAGTTTCTGTAGAGGTAAAAATATTAGACTCTACGGTGTAGCCAGCTTCATTAGCGACATTCTGTATAACCGTAGCTATGCTCATACTCTTTTTGGTCTACCTCTTAGTCTAGGTGTGCTAACAGGCTCATCATCTAACGGGTCAGAAACACGCTCATCACGCAAATCTGTGCCCTCATTAGCCTCAATACGCTGCATTAAAATCTCTAACTTCTCTTCTAACTTGGCGTACTTTGTCTGGTACTGTTCTAGTTGAACTTTAAGCTTAGCTACATCGTTCTGGTCAGAATTAGCAGCGGCCAACCATTCCTTAGCCATCTTTACAAACTTAGATAGTGTTCCTAGTTTGCGCTTAGCCTCTTCGGTTGCATTAGCTACCTGCTCTACAGTCTTAAAGCCAAGGTACTGAAACTCGCGCATAGCGGAGCCAGTCATCATTGGCCATTCTGCAAGGGGAGTCCCTTCACTTACAGGCTCAGAACCAGCCTTAAAAGCCTGGTACTTTTCTGGATACTCTTGAATATCCTGCGGCTCAATGCGCCTTACTGTGGTATCTCCGCCTGGGACTTGAATGCTAATTGAAGGTATTTCATCAAAAATTGGACGGCCTTCTTTTAGCGATTTTTCCTCGTTCTCATTGTAAGCATAAAAGAATTGCACGTTCATTCCAGCATAGCGTTTTTTCTGCTGCTGCTGGCCTGACATTATGCTCTGCCAATCTATTTGTGCCATTGTCTAATCTCCATAAATAGGCATTAGTGCCTACTTATTTATAGCACTATCCTTCAATAACCGTCACTGTGTTAATAGAACTGCCACTTGTTTGATAAGCTGTTATAGCTCCAGCCGGAACAAAACCAGCCTCAAAGCGTATTGTATTAAGTCCTGCTGTGCTTTTAAGTACAAAGCATTTGTTAGTAGAGGTTGGAGTTATTCCAGTAAGAGTTTGCCCTTCTAATCCAATAGCTATATCAGCAGCAGAGTTGTTTTGAATAAGTAAAAAATTACGAGCACCATTAGCGGCTAGAATAGTAACGCTAGTAGCTGTAGCAATAGTAGGAGTTGCGGTTGTTGTATTGCCTGCAAAGCATGTCATAAATCACCTAATAAAGCGGGGGGATTGCTCCCCCCTATAAAGCTATGTAGCTTTAGTAAACTTGAGGTAGTAAAAAGATGTTCCGTTTGATACCACTACAAAGCAGTTAGTATCAGTATCAGCATCTTTAACAATACCCACAAAACCAGTTCCTACAGTTGCAGGAGCGCCAAACGAAGTTGTCAGCTCTGCTGCTGTTGGAGTTGTATTGTTTACGTCATTGATAGCCATTTTAGTACGAACACCAGCGGCAGTAGCATCTACTACGGCAGGTTGCACCCCGTCGCATATCTGCACTGCATGCTCAGGTGGCATACCAAGGCCAATAAGATTAGTAACTGTTGGCATAAATCCTCACAAAAAGGGGGGTATTGCTACCCCCCATTTAGGTTAGTTCACTTTCAAGTGAGCAACCGACGCAAGCTCAACGGCAGCCGCAGGGGTTGTCGACGCAACTCCAACAACGTAAGCGATCTTAGTTGTTGAGGCATCATCAGCTACACCAGCAGTTGCAGTAGTATTAAGGTTGTTCTTAGCAACGTAGTTTGCAGCTACCTTGCCTCGAATCCCTGAACCTACTCCACCAGCATGAAGCCCGCCAACCCATACCCAAACGTACTCGTTATCAGCAACGGCTATTTGAGCCACGCCAATAAGAAGCCCCTGAGAGCCAGCGTTTGTAGTTGTTAGCATAGCAGCCTGACCATCAGCCTCGATTTTCACGAAAGCGTACTGGTCGATAGCTCCATCAGCCTGAACAAATACAAACTCACCCTCTACAAGCGAACCCTTAGCACCTACCGGAACCGGTAGTGGCAAAGTGTCTGCTGTAAAAGTTTTCTTATAATTAACACCAAACGATCCTACCTGTGACATATTCCAATCCTCCTATTAAGCGTAAATTACACCCTGGAGAGCCGGAGCTGAGCAGCAGAGGTTTCCTTCAACGATGATTACGGTGAAGAAAGCATCCTGGTCAATCGGACGATCCATAGTTGGTGTTAGCGGCTTAAAGTCAGCGCCTCGAACCATGTCAAAAGTCCAATACTTAGTATTGAGCAAACGACATGAATTTGTTTCGAGAACTGACGATCCAAATCCGCCATCGAATACGAAGTCGCATCCGTCATAGCTAAGAACGCGAAATCCAGCTACAGCCTTCTTTGTAGGAAGCTGAATGCGCTGAATAGCGGTAAGTGAGCTATGGAGATACTTCCACGCTGTGCGATCCATAAGACCCAAATCTGGTGCCTCAGAACCACGAGTTAAGCGGCTGATAACATCAGTAATAGTCTCCTGAACATTTGCAGCAGAAAGCGTTACGTTTGTAGCGTAGTTTCTAGCCCATGAGTTAGAAGTACGATCAATTCCGCCGTAAGTACCAGACGAAGGCGAAGTCGAAACGGCTTTCTTAATACCGTCAAACTCCAATCCGCCTGACCCAGTTCCATCGCCACGAAGGGAGGTGGACACTGTGTTCTTTAATCGCTCGATAGCTGCTTCCATCTTAGCCTCAGCCAAGTCAAGGAGAGCTGCCTCATCACGATTTGCACGACGCTCACGTCCGTTCATCGCAACAGGCTCATAGCACTGTTTAATCTGAAAACGGAAAGCTGTAAGGTCATCAATCGAGGACAAGTCAAAAGACTGGTATCCCTGATAAAATCCACCTACTGCTGCATCGTTATACATTACTGGCTTACGCAGCTCATAGCCGCCGCCAATCTTCTTGATTCTACCCTTCTCATCCAATACAGAAGTTACTGGGTTGTGATGGAGCACAACATCAGCAATTTCTTCTGATTGATCAAAGAGGGTAGATACTATTGCCTCTTCTAAATTAGCCATTTTAGTTATCCCTTAAAGTTTGCGGGATAACCTTATGGCTACTCTCCTACGAATCGCCGACGTAGG